CTCATCAATGAGGATGAACGCCCCAATGGGTGCCCAACAGAAGAAGTATTTCCAAAGCTCGAAGCCTTCAGGATTGCGAGAGCTAATGCGAATGAGCCGAGCCGTATCAGGAAACTTTTCACCAAGGCGTTGTTCAATCACTTCAAGTGGCTGCATGCCATGAATGTTCGTAATGCAAATTCGACCTTCACGCAGTGCAGGCAGTAAGTCAAACCACACGGCGCAGGCTGATTTGTAAGAGCCACCGTGACCGTATCGAAATGAAGTAGCCATTCAATCACCAGTTAAAGAAACGCATAACTAAAGACGTAGCGAACGCATCAAAGATGACACGTAGCCCAGAGGTGACGCCGTATTCGGTCAAGATGTAACGGACGTCAGAGGGAAGCGCATTAAAGCGGTCTTCGACAAGCGTATAGACGCCATATTCTTCGAGCAGCAGCTGCGCAATCTTGAGCGCGATTTGTATCGAGGCAATCTTGATATCAAGCCATACCGAGATAAGCCACATCGCGCCGTATTCAAACGCGTTCTTTATCCATTCAATCGCCACATCAAAGAAGTCGAGAAAGGTTTGCCCAATGTTGGCAATAAACTCTAATGCTGAGTAGATGTATTCCATGTTATTTACTCCGATTACCAAACAGAACCCAAAGGGCGATTAAGGCACAAATGAACAGCACGACAGGGCGCACATAACCCGATACCGCATCAAAACGCTGTAGTCCTGATTCAACGGTTGCGCCTTTGATGTTAAAAGACTTGTCGCTTAATGTGCCGTTGTTGAAGTTGGTGCCGATAGTGATTAAACCTTTAATGTCGTCCACATAGCCTTGGATGGATTCGGCTTTTTCATCTATCGTGGTTTGCAGGTTGGCAAAGTCTTCTGCCGTGAAGATTTCGCCAGTGATAGCGGTGCCCGTAGGTGTGCCAAACTCTGAGCCAGTCAGTAGACCCTCAATCGCATTTAAGCTGCTATCGAGTTCGCCCATGGAATCACCAAGCCCTTTTAAATCGTTACGAATACCAATGGTGGCGTTGGTATTGTTGTTCACCGCCGTAGTGATATCGCCGTTGGCCTGTTGGATGAGTGCCTTGGTGTTGTTATAAATCTTGTTGTCATTGATTTGCTGCTCTTGAATGGCTTGGGTGTTATCGACCAAAGAGCCTTTCACATCAATCACCGCGTTGGTGATGTCAGCGTGTGATTGGTTGATATCGACGTTAAGATCATGAATGCCTTTGTTCACATCCACGTTAAGCCCTTTAATAGCAGAAAGGACTGCCGTGTCTGTCGATTCATCCGTATCAGGGTCTTCTACATCCGGTTTATCATCAACGACACCGGGATTGACCGTGTTGGTTGAATCATCGGGTAGGACACTTGGGTCTTCAATCTCTTCGGTTGGGTCATCGGGGTCATGGGTTGGGTCTTCTGGCGTATCCGGTGGAATGATGGGTTCATCAGGCCCATTCACACCCCAGAAAAGTGTGCCACCGTCACACTGACGTCCAGTGTAAGCAAAGCGCAGAGAGCATTGAGAGTCGGGCGTGTACTGTCCATCAGGAACGCCAGTACAAATAATGGTGGATTCGTTTTTGGTCACTTCGCATCGAGTGGCACCGTAGTCTCCGTAGCACGCGCCTGTCACCAGTTCACCATATATGGCAGGGTGCCAATGCAATTTCACCGTATCACCAATGGACTGTTTGAACTGGCAAGCATCCATGCAGGTGCCGTCAGGGTTCTTTCCATATTCACAAACCGATTTACAACGTAAGGTTGAAGGGTCAAATTCGCTATTTTCTGGACAACGAACCTCAGAATAAGAAAGACCGAGTCCATTATCACAAACTGTTTGATAGGGATCGCGAGCATTAGCATATGATGTCTTCTCAAATGTGCATGAGTCGAAATACCCAGTATCCAAAAAACAAGTATTCACCTTGTAAGGGTCAACCCAATCACCTTGAGAGCCACAACCCCTCATTTGCATATGACTAATACGCGCTTCTAAAGCATACGTATGATGACTAGCGCATAGAATAACAAGGGCAATAAAAAAACGGAGATAGTGATTCATTGTATAAAACCAATAAAAAAGGGAGCCGAAGCCCCCTTTATCCGTTGATTAGTGAGTATTGATGCCACTCACAAAGCCGTGGAGGAATGCCCCCGCAAAGGCAACACCTAGAACGATAGCGAGAACATCTCCAAGTAAATTACCCGATAAAGGAGGCATAGAGGTGAACCGTTAGCGACGTAAGAAGCCAACAACCATGGTCACACCAAAGCCCAGTGCAGCCATACCAATCAGCCCCGCCACAACCAGTGATACGTTAGCTTGACCACCGGATACCGCAGAGTTGATTGCGCCCGTGATATCGACTTCAGCGAACGCCGGAGAGACAGACGCGACCATAAGAGCAGCGCCAGCTGCGGTCTTTTTGTTTACTACTGCGTGTTTTACGTTATTTACAACAAGTTCTAGTTTTTTCATAAGATTTACCTTTTACTCATAAGGCGAACAACACGACCCACCCAGTGACCAACGACCATGTTGATCAAGAGCACGCCACTGACATACAGGAACAAGTCACCGTTGAAGAGGACTGGTTCCTTATATTCTTGGTAGTCCACCGCCGAAATCAGCACGTATTCTTGGCAATCCGCAACAGGCGTTTTCGTTGCTTTCAAATTGCCATACTGGTTAACGACGGTGACGCATACAGACATTTTTTAGCCTTGAACGGGTTTCATTGAAGCCTCGAAGTGCTTCTTAATTTCTTGGTCGACTGGAATAAGCTCAGTCACGATAGCGCCCGCTAATGGGTCTTCTGGATTAATCTCCAAGCGCAATTGGTATTCGCGGCGAGGAACAAGAGCACCAGTGCGCTCAAGAAACAGGGCATATTCATGGTCAATCATCAAAGGTTGATCCCATTGGGGATTCACATCACCCGATTCACCGATAGTGCGGCGTTTGAATTTCTCCGAGTTGATTTCACGTAGAGGACGTGACACGTTCAGTTGAGCACTGTCGCCACGTGCTGAGTTCCAAGTGATATCCATGCCAAGTACAAAAACGGATTTAGCCATTTGTTAAGTCTCCAATATGTGAGTCACCAACTTGCCGTAGGTATCGGGGAAGGTGAATTTAGTTCCATCACGGACAAGGGAACCGACCACGGTTTCAATGTCGCCCTCATGGAATTCGATTAAAGAGTTCAGAATTTTCCCGTACTGGCGACGCATCCAGTGCGCAGAGGCCAACAGGTCTAACGCCGCGCGTTTAGTCGGGACAGGTTTGGTATTGAATTTCTTTGCAGTAGAAATTGACGCAGCAAAATCATTGAGCGCGGCATACGCGCCAGCTGGATTCAGCAACACATCAACATTCCATTTTTTCAGCTCGACTTCAGAGCGGTACCAGACAAGACCCGTGTTCGCGAGTTTCTGCTCAAGAGCCTTGTTGTAGATACGCCAGTAAATGCGCGAGGTACGCGAACCAATCGAGTATTGCTCTTTGGTGTAAATCGGTTTGCCGTCTTTGCCGATACTGGCAATGGTCATATCTTCATGAAGTACAGGACCACGGCCACGTTCTGCGGTGCGGAAACAGTCGTCACGCCACGCCTTGTAAGCGTATTCGCAATCGAAAATCCCGTCGTAATCGTCATAGGCCAAGTCAACACGCGCCAGAGTTTGCACACCAAGCACATTGGTCAGCCAGTCATGCAGCGACCACGTAGGACGACGGGCAAATACATGCTTGCATCCCGTCCCGTTGATTTGGAAATGCACCGTGTCATTGTTACCGCCGATACCAACGAAGCCGCAGAAGTCCTCACCATCTGGCGAAGTCAGTTTCATGGATTCGGTGTAGAACTGGAAACCCAAACCGCGAGGCGCAGACAGAGACAAACCAAGCACTTGGTTGGTGAAGATGCGCAAGCAGTCTTCCAAGTAATTGCGATAACAGATATCAAATGCTTTGTTGTACGCATCAATCTCGTCGGAAGTCTGAGCGACCGTCGGATTAAACACAGGTGGAGCAGGGAACTTAGGTGCACGGCAGTGACGCTGTAACAGTCCAGATTTGGCAAAGCCTTTGTATTCCTCATGCTTGTGCAATCGACGAACCGCATCGTGACAATGACGTAAGTCTTTCACCGCAAAAGTAAAACACAGGTAATCAATATGAACGCTTTGCTCATCGAAACTTTTAAGGATGTTAGTTGCAGTAGTCATCGAACACCCCCATATTGATACGTTGTTCAACGGTCGTGTTGGTGATGGACACCAACTCATAAGAAGCGAACTGAGACGAAGCCCAAGACTCAAGATGAGACATGGATTTAAGCAAATCCCATTCGTCGCAACCTTTGACCAACACAGACACCGTGTAGTCAGGCAGCAAGTCGTAATAGATGATTTGAGCTTCGTTCAT